GCCGGTGATGTACTGACTATCAGTTCCATTACCGGCGACAAGGGGGTAACCCTGACACGCGCAGGAACCCAAAGCTCACTTCTCTACGGCATGTCGCCTCAGTCCAGCTGGATTGAACTAATGCCGGGTGACAACAAACTCCATATCTACGCGACAGGAGCGGGGGTTCCATACACCATCGATTACGTCACCAGATACGGGGGGCTGTGATGGAGCTTTACACACTCGATCCGCTCCTCCGGCGAGAGTACGTGGTCGATAAGTTCGAGTCGCTGATTTGGACCGAAAGATTCCAGCAATTCGGTGATTTTCAGCTAGACATCGTCTCGAACTACAAAGCAAGAAATTTGCTGAAGACTGACACATATTTGGCTTTGAACAAGTCAAACTACGTAATGAAAATCGAAACCGTAGAGGACGACGTCAATGAGGATGGGCAGAAGCTTCTCATCGTCAAGGGACGTTCTCTCGAGGCTATTCTTTACGATCGTGTCGCATATTTGGCGAACGCCGCTACTCAAACAACCACTACGGATCCTGGAACCGGCGAGACGACTACCACTGACGTCAAGTGGTCAATTACAAACACGCCCGCCGAAGTATGCCGGAAGATCTTCCGCGATATTTGCGTGCTTGGCGTTCTTGATCCTAACGACGTAATCCCTTTCATCAACGAGGGTACGTTCATGCCGGACGACACTATTGCAGAACCCGTTGACCCGATTGTTGCCGATATTTCACCGACTACCGTCTATGATGCAATCGTTCAAATCGCTCAGGTTTGGAATCTCGGGTTCAGGCTTCTGCGCCAACAAGACATGTCAAAACTCTGGTTCGATATTTACGTCGGAAGTGATCGGACTACTGCTCAAACTGTGCTGCCCGCTGTGGTCTTCGCTCCTGAGATGGACAACCTGAAGAACACCAAAGAATTGATGTCCATTGAGGGTGCGAAGAACGTTGCATACGTATATTCTCCGAGTGGCTTTCAGATGGTTTTCGCTGCTGGGGTCGATCCTGAAGTCGAAGGTTTTGAACGTCATGTCCTGGCGGTAGATGCCAGCGATATTACGACAGAGTCTACGACAGATGTCGTAGCAGCTTTGCAGCAACGAGGCTATGAGAAACTCGCTGAAAATCGAACGTTCCAGGCGTTCGATGGAGAAATCAGTCAGAACAGTCAGTATGTCTACGGGCGGGACTACAATCTTGGGGATGTGCTCGAGGTCCGTAACGTAGACGGCATCACCAATAACATGCGAGTGACTGAGCAGATATTTGTTGAGGATAGGGAAGGGGAGCGGTCTTATCCGACACTGACTCTCAATACCTTCATTAACACTGGTTCCTGGCTGTCGTGGACCAGCAACAAGACGTGGTTTGACTTCGATGACGATACGGATTCGGTTTGGGCCACTCAGCCCTGATATTTGTAAGGGAGGTTTGATATGGCAGTCGGAGATCAGGCAGTAGCTGCTGGTTACGGAACAGTCCCCGACACCGGGGAAGAAGGACGCGTCCGCTGGGGTGGTAGGGAGATCAACCGCACTCGCGACTATCTCGCTCTGCTCAAAGCTCTTATTCCAACCGGCAAATCCGCATATCGTACTGCAGCAGGCATCTCTTCGGGAACTGCGGATCCGACCGGCGGTAACGACGGAGACATCTACTTCAAGATCATCGGTTAGGGGGTATCGTGACCGACTGGAATAAGGACATTGATGGCGGCGGAACGATGCGGATTCGAGACTTGGGCTCGACCGTTGAGTTCTGGTTTAAGGCAGCGTATTCCAGTGACTGGTACAATGGCCTGGACTTCAGTTATACGGTCAACGGCGATACGACCAAGAAGTCAATTAACTATCCCACGGGGGCAGACTGGCACAAGGTTGGCTCGGATACTGCCACCTACAACCAGACGGTCACGTTCAAACTGCTCAGCGATACCAACATATCAGGTATCGGTGGACCCGCGACGTTCACCCACTCGGTAACGCGAGACACAGTTCCTGGCGCCCCGAGCACGCCAACTATATCTGGCATCAAGGCGACGTCGGTAGTCGTTTCGTTCAAGGATGGCTCGAATGGCGGAGACGCCATCGATTCTCGTCAGATCAGATATGACGACAACACAAGTGCTTCATCGCCTGCGTATGTCAGTTCTGACGGATCTACAACCATCTCAGGTCTTATTTCGGGAAAGACCTACTATTTCTGGGCAAGGACTCACAACTCCGTCGGTTGGGGTCCTTGGTCTGGACGCGCAGGTGCAACCACTCAACGACCCCCTACAGCTCCTCAAGCTCCACTCCTATCGAGCGTCACGGCGACAACAGTTGACGTCTCTTTCTATCCAACCAGCGATGGAGGGAGTGCAATCACGGCGTGGCAAATCGGTTGGGGTACGAGTTCTTCAACTCCAGACTCATTTGTCTCGGCAACTTCTCCGCAGGTACTTCCGGGCCTGACTCCCGGCACTAATTACTACATATTCGTCAGAGCGCAAAACTCTGTTGGGTGGAGTGCTTGGTCGAAACCTACGATGATGACTACCGTTGCTGGAGCCTACGTTCTAGTAGGGACTACGCGAAAACTGGCTATCCCGTACGTAAATGTTGGCGGTACGTGGAAAATGGCGGAAGCGTGGGGGCGTAGCGCGGGTACCTGGTCGAGGGCAACCTAGCAAAACAGTCTCTCGTCATGGGAATTTAGGGGAGGATATTTAAAGGTGGACAATTGGCTTCAGATTGCCCTGACTTCGATCACTACTGTTCTTGCGTCGTCGGGCTTCTGGGCCTATCGGAGTAGCAAGAACCATACGCGAGATGCAACTACTCGATTGCTGATGGGGCTGGCGTACGAGACAATCACTACTCTCGGCGTTGCCTATATCGAGCGCGGGTGGGTGACCAAGGACGAGTACGAAGAGCTCAACAAGTACTTTTTCACGCCGTACAAAGATCTTGGCGGTAACGGCGTTGCTGAGCGAGTCATGAACGAAGTCTCGCATCTGCCGCTCAGTTCGCATAACAAGTACGCTGGTATATTCACCGATCGATCGCAAGAGAGGTTCATCAACAATGTCCGTGTCGTCGAAAACACTGAGCTCCGCAGCCAAGCCCCTTCTGAGTAGTTCTGCCTACGACAAGCTCAAGCATACTGTAGCAATCGTCCTGCCAGCAGTCGCGGCGCTTTACATCGGTCTTGGGCAGGTCTGGCATTTTCCGCGCATCGAACAGGTCTCGGGAAGCATTGCTACCATCAACACGTTTCTTGGAGTGCTGCTCGGTCTGGCTACCAAGTCGTATAACAACAGCGATGCCAAGTATGCTGGTGTGATTCAGGTCGATGACACGGGCGTCAAAAAGAACATTTCCTTGGTCGTCAATGGTGACCCGGAGGAAGTTCTTTCCTCTTCGAGTGAAGTCACGTTCAAGGTCAGTGGCACCGGCGAGACTCCAGTCGTGAACGAGCGGGAGTAGATTTTTTAGGGGTCGCAGATATTACATGCTGTATAGTGAAGCCCCTACGAAAGGAACAGCAATGTACCGCTTCGAAAAGATTTCCAAGACCAATCCTTCCGACCTCGAGCAGGAGATCCACCGTGTGCTTACGCTCATGGCTGAGATCGACGACCCTGCCGACGACAGGTACCAGAAGCTGAACGAGATCCTCGTTTCGCTGCACAAGCTCAATGAGAGTGAAACCTCTTACAAGCGCGTCAGTCGAGACCAGATCCTCGCAGCTGTGGTGCACCTCGCCGGCATCGCCGCGATCATCAACTACGAGCGCATCCACGTGATCACCTCCAAGGCCGGATCGATGATCTTGAGGTCCTTCAAGTGAAATTTGCTCCCCGCCAGGACTGATAAACGATGGGTCATGTAAGAACTAGCAACTCTTACATGGCCTCTCGTTTTTTGCCTTTCCGATCTCTTTCGAGGGTCGCATGGTTTACACGCTCTATAATGAGAAACCTCAACGAAAGGTTAAGCCATGCTGAACAAGGAAAAGCTCGCCTCCATCAAGGACAAGGCAAAGCAGTACCTTCCACTCGCTACTACCGCCGCCGGACTCATCACCACCGCCTTTGCAATTTTCGTCATCAACGATGCCAAAGAGAAGACCGCCTACGCGATCTCCGTCATTGACAGCCTCGACGAGGACACGCTCTACGTGACGGCTGATGACCGTGAAGCGATGAAGCGTGGACACTCTGTCATGCATTACACCATCGACGGCTGCGACTACGAACTCCGCCACACTGGACCTGACCACGAAGAATGATCTCTAAAAACGAGAGCTCGCCCCACACGGGCTTTCGTTTTTTGTCTTTTCGAGGCATCGAAGAGTTAGAGTTTTACGTCAAAATGAGAAGTACTTTCGCATCGATTACACGCCTTATAATGAGACCCCTACGAAAGGAAAACTCATGTCACAGCCCATCGAACCGATCGTGTTCGAGCACAAATCCGCACGTTGCGAGTTGGTGGTTTGGGATGATATACCGCTACTAGCCAGCCTGTCCGAAGTACATTCGGCTGTTAAAGGCCAAGGTCACGCCACCCGTCTGTTGAACGATGTAATCGATTACGCAGACAAGAACGGCTTGACCATAGCCTCTGCAGCCCAACCGTACGGAGACGAGGAAGGAGCGCTTTCATTCACTCAACTCATCAACTTCTACAAGAAATTCGGTTTCGTGTTCGCAGACACCTGCGATTCTGAATACGGTGCGTACATGGAACGCAAACCTCAGTAATCTCAGACTAACGAGAGCTCGCCCCACACGGGCTTTCGTTTTTGTCTCTTCGCAGATAATACATGGCTTATAGTGAGACCCCTACGAAAGGCATCCCACAATGAACCGCAAATTTTGCCTCGGACTGTCGCTCGTCATCATCGGCGCTTCGTCGTTCGGTGCCGCCTCGGCCTATATCATCAACACTATTCTCCAAGCCCGCAAGACCAAGCGCGAGAACTCTCCCAGCATTTCTGCTGACGAGATGATCGCCATGCTCAAGGCTTCGAGCATAGTGATGGACAAGGCCCGAGACGGCGCCTACGACGATGTTGTCGACAAGGACGCTGCCATCCGAAGTGACTACGAGTTCTACAAGATGACTCTCCTCATGGGAGACTGAACAAACCCCTCTGCCCCTACATGGGGTATGGGTTTTGCTCTTTCGGTGGATCGCAAGATTTACACGTTCTATTATGAAACTTCCGCGAAAGGACCAAGATGTTCAAAGGCATTGTTCGATCTCTGACGTTCTATGCATTCTCCGCGCTGAATTTCATCTACGCGTATCGAGCTCTGAAACGCGAATTCGTGAAACTTGTCGAAACCGAAAAGGCAGAGAACAAGTTTCACTACGTCGCCATCAGGCTCGCGCGTGGTGACTACAACAGCATGGACTCAAACGCATTTAAACAGATGAGGTTCGACTTCAAGTTCAACGACATCGCATCCCAATATCACGCCAAGGCTCACTTCAAGGATTGATTCCTAGAACCTAGGGCCCTACATGGGCTTTAGGTTTTGCTTTTCACGAGGTCTCGCATGATCTACATGGATTATAATGAGACCCCTACGAAAGGTAACTGACATGCTTATCGCTATCATCGCCGTTGTTGGAATCCTCGCTGGCTTCATCGCCGCCCGCATCAAGTACCGCTCCATTATTGCCGAACTGACTCTCTCCCACGAGGAGAAGGCCGAGACGCTCTACATGAAGGGCTACAACCGCGGGTGGGAGATGGCCAGTACGGACTTCTTCAACGTCAAGAAGAGCTGGAAGCGACTCACCGACCCTGAGGACTGATCCCAGACTCTAATCCCCCACAAGGGATTAGGGTTTTAAATTTGTCTTCGCATGATTTACACGCCTTATAATGAGAGGAGAGGTAAACCACTAGGGTGGTATCCACCACTTAATCTGGCCTAGCTCTGTCGAAAGACATCTCGCCCTCTTACTTTTTGCCCAACGTGGGTTTTAAGTTTTACCTTTCGCGTGATTTACACGGCTTATAATGAGACCCCTACTGATTGGACACCGTCATGTTTTTCAAGAAGCGCGCAATCCAGGTCAGCGTCGTCAAGACCAGCCCGAAGAAGACTGAGGACCCCGAATCCACCATGGCCACTGCCATCGGCGAATCTTCCGCTCGACTCGTAAACGAGTTGGCAAAAGACTTCGTCAAGTATGCCGCCGGTGCGATCATCGGAGTCGTCGTCCTCTATAAGGCTGCCGACACGCTGAGCCAGATCGCCGTCAAGAAGACCAAGAGCGCTGACAACGACAACTGATCTCAAGCCCGAAACCCCCGCAAGGGGTTAGGGTTTTTGCTTCAAAACTCGCATGATTTACATGGCGTATAATGAGAACCCCTACGATAGG